GGTATTCATTAAGCATTTCTTTGTGCTTATGCCCACAATGTACTTCCCTAACTTTACACCTACTCCACATTTCTGGTTGTTCTGTAGCAATTAGTAAAGGTAACTCTTGAGTCTTCTCTTTATCACCGTGTGTAAACATAATCATATTAGTCCCATACTCATAATATTTACGGACATCTAAACTATTGTCTACAGTAACATTTTTATTGTTATGATACATAGCATCTAAAACTTCTCCCACATAAAACATACGTTCAAAGTCATGATTACCCTGTACAACTACAACATCTACCGGGGCAAACTGTGCTAAGTAATCAATTGCTTTCATAACTAAATGCCAATAACCTCTAAAAGATTGTCTCCACATCATACTATCTTGCTGAGGTGTGCCTTTAGTTGTAGCTCTAGAAAAACCTTCTGAATTAAGACCATCATTACCTACAGGTAATAAAAATCTCTCTATCTCTACTCCGTCTGCTTTTCTGTGCAGATCCATAATAGCTTTCATATAATGCTCTTCCATTGCTTCTGGGCCTTCTTCTGTAATCTTACCATAATGAATATCTGGTAAAGAAATTTCATAACAAATAGGATCTTTTGGCTTAGTATATTTAATCTTTTTAACTTTATGTGATTGAGATTTAATATAATTTAATAACTCATCTTTAACTTGTGGCTGTTCATGCCACTGATTATGTGTTACTATACTATACCTTTGCTCACCCATCATGTTTTGCCAAAATTTAACTGACTTAACATCCGCCATAGTTAATCCGTTGTCAAGTAAATGTTTTGAAAATGCCTGACTTTGACTTAAATCATGCCCATTGTCATTGTTCATTCTTTCTTGTACCCACTCTTCAGATGTTACTAGTTTTTTACAATCTCTTATAATAGCTATATCTGTCTCCCATTTATCTGCTAGCCATTGTGCTCCTTTTTTTAAGAATCCTTTTCGGGTCCTTAGTTTTTCAATAATTTCATCTCTTGTCATTTAATATGTATTTAAGTTCATTAAAACTGCCTGTCCTAGAAACTAAATCAGATGGATCTTTAGATTTAAATTCTTCAGGTAAGCAGACGTTATTAAAACCATACAAGTCACAAATTTTCTTAGCCATAGTCTGGCCTGGATTGTTTACATTATTAAAATCGTTATCATATAAAATATCTATTGTATTGAATCTTTCTTTTAGCTCACTTATTAATTTCTCACTAGGCATTTGCATTTCACTCTGCATAGCGATAGCATTGTAGCCTGCTGCATGTAAACACATAACGTCTTTAAGAGAAGAAGTAATTAGAAGTCGCTCACCTTTATTTGGGAGTTGATTGTAACCTTGAATGTCTGTCTTCTTAGTGTTACTTAACCATTTATTTTTTACTTCGTAAGGAGAATAGATTTTATATCGATTTTTAAATTTAAAAGCATAAGTAATTGATTGACAACTAAATCTGCTACTGTTTATCCAATAATGACTTACTGGTTCAACTGCAAACATAGATAATATTTTTTTATTGACCAAATATTTTTTCCAAAAGTTCGCATCCTGTACACTCCAGGGTCGGCTCTTTTTCCTAATAATAACATCCTTTTTTATAACACTAGGATTATTAATTTGAGAATAACCTATATACCCCATAGTAAAGTTAACAACTTCTTTTTTAGAGCTTAAATTTAAGTTAAAATCACAATCAATTATTCGCAAAGCAGATATAAAATCACAATTATATTTATACTTAATATAATTAAAACAGTCAAAGCTATGTTCAGAATTACCAAAATCTTTATATAAGAGTTTACCATGATAAGCTATAATAGAAACAGTAGGTGAATTATCGTCACGGAGCTCACTCCTAAACTTTTTACCTAAACCTTTAAAACTAGGAATATAATACATAAAAATGTCATACTCAGTAATTTTACCAAGTATGACATCTGTATGTAAATGATCTTCGCTGCTTCTACTAGCAATGGGCATTAGAACGGTAAGTCTTCGTCTGTTTGACCATTAGCCATTGCAGGCTGTGCTGTCCAATCTTCATCTTCAGCGGGTGCATCAGGGCTAATTAAATCAGCTGTTGATGTATGCGTCCCCCATTTAAGGTCTGCGTTAAAATCAGCATTAAATGAACCATAGTCATCATTAAGAGCTTTGATAAATAAATCATCTCTTTGTGGCTTAACTCTACCAAAGTACTTAGTATATACTTGCTGATATTTATCATCTTTAACACCTACAAGAACTCTAACTTGATTACCAGTTAGCGCTTTAACTAAAGCTTTAATTTCTGTAACATCACCAGTAACAATAGATGCTATAGTATCAAAAGATACCTCATCACCTGAAGCTACATTAGCCCAAGCTTTTACAAAATTAATTAAAGTTTCTTCGCCTGTATAAGCTTTTCTCTGTCCTTCAGATTTCCACCACTCATAAGATGGAGCGTCTGTAGACCATGTTGATTGCCCGATATTATTTAACCACTGGAATTTACCAGTCTTAGACTCTTTAGGAGTACTGTTAACTAGTATTTCTAGTTTAAAGTTACCATCTTCATTAGATAGCCAAAAAGCAATCTTTTTAAATTCTTGATCGCTAAAAGCTACATCATAATTTGGTTCTTGTTTAACATTAATGTCCATCGCATGTAGCTCTGCCATTGTTGGGTTCACTGCTATTACGTTTACATTTGTTATTCCGGAGAATGTTCTGATTCCTCCTACTACTTCTTCTGTACTTGCATTACTTTGTATTGCCATAATTTTAATTTTTATTGGTTTTTAATTTATAATTCGAACGTATCATCGTCCATTTCTAGTTCTTCTTCTTGTTGTTCTTTTACTAAATCTAATGTATCTTCAAAAGATGGAAGCTCTAGCTCATCATCATCTGTGTCAGACATAGCATCACTATATTCTGGATCATTGTCCTCTCGATCAAACTGATTTTCATAGTCAGGATGTTTTAAAGAGTCTTCTAATGTTTCTCCAATAGATTCATCTGTTACTGTATTTAGAATTTCTTCAAAAGTTTCAGGTTCCATAGGACTCAGCATATCTATAATAGCCTCTTGAGTTTCTTGCATTTGATCTTTAACTTCTTCAACTACAATAATAGCTTCGTCTATAGCCTGCTCTAAAGTTACTTGATTAGGATCTACTTCCTCTGCTTGTTCTACAGCAATGTCACCACTGTTTAGCGGAAGCGTGTCATCTACAAAAGTAAAAGATAAAACCCTCTTTCTAGCAGGTCTTCTGCCTTTAAGGATTGGATGTTTAAACATCTCATCTACTTCCCATGGTTTAATCCCATACTTAACAGCCATTTCTGTTTTGTTTACACCATCTTTAAGATCTTGGTCGATCATAGAAACAGTAATTTGTGCAGGAGTTTTTCCTGCTTCTTGTGTTTTCCTCATTTCAATCATTTTGTTTTTGTTTAATTAATTATTAATCTATATATATTTCTGACCATTTTAAAGGCATGGTCTTACCTTTTAAGTGTTCACATCTTGTACCTGCAGTTATATCTTCTAAAGAATTAAAAGAAATCATAGTTTCTTCCCCTTCTCTGTACACATAACCTATAGCGTCTGTATTAGAGCAAGTCATTTGTTTAATTTTACCTGTTAAATCTAAATCTTTTACAGAAACTTCTTTACCTTTCTTTTCAAGCATTTTATCTCTTAAGTGTCCTACTAAGATAATTTTGTCTGCTAATAAATTCAATCTATCAATCCATTTTTTATAAGCAAGACGCAAATATAAATAACCACCACCGTTTGGCAATGATAGTATTGATAAACCTTCATTGTTTTTATCAAAGTTTTTACCCATAGCAGTTAGTTTATACATTTTCTTAGCTTCTCCTTCACACCATTCTTCTAGTTTAGATATAGTGTCAATAGCAATGTATTTATAAGGTTTCCCTTGTTTAATTATCTCTCTCCCTAGGGTAGCAAGCTCTGCAAGACTGTTTACTTTAACTTTTAAAGCATCAACCATATCAGAACCGTTCTCTAGATCTATAATCAAACAATTATCTAATTGTGACAATATAGTTGTCTTACCTATCTTAGGTGGACCATATATTATCATGTTTTTAGGCGATTTACGGCTAGCCTTTACCTTTTTAGTTGGTAACTCCATAGTATTTAATTTTTAAGGTATTCTCTAATTCTACTTTCACTTTTACCAAGAACCTCAGCTATGTTTTTTATTGACATACGCTTATTTCTTAGTTTACTAGCTATAGTAGCTAATTTAATAACAGACAAGCTTTTAAGCTCTGTCCACTGTTTTGTTTTACTGTTCCAATTCATTTTTAATAATTTTTATTCATACCACACTGCGTACACTTTACATCCGTTAGGAGTTGTACATGCGTGTACTCTTTTCTTTTCTATCTTTTCGTTTAACTGTTTTTTGCCCCAATATT